ACCTGACTTTGTGCTGTCACCACCGCGCAAATACTCCGCAAGCTGATCCGGCGTCTGAATGACGACGCCACCGCCGCCATCCTGCACGGCAGCGCGCGGCTGTGCCGACGGCCTATTGAACCAGCGAGACCAAGGGGCCATCAGATCATCCCTTAAAGGATCAGCGCGCCGCGTGTTTCGTAAACACTGGGCCCTCGATCTTCTATGGTAGCCATGGCCGCGCCGGCGCCCATTGCGACCGTAACAAGGCCGTCGATGCGGCCGCGCGAGCGCTTCTTGTCGAAGCACCGGTTGCCCATGCCATCGCTGTCGACCATCGCGTTGGCCGCGCAGGCATAAGTCACCGGGGAGTTATCGATAGTGATCCGCTTCTCAAGGATCGCGTCTTCCAGACGTTCGATCGACGTCGGCATCGTCAGTTGCCGATCTTCAAAAACCCGACGCTTGCCCTGATTGTGCCGCACCAACTTCAGACCGGTGCCGGCCGGCTTGTCTTCGCCCTCGAAGGTCCAGACCTCGAACCCGATCTGCTCGCAAGCGGCGAGGAAGTCGGCCATGCCCGCCGAGTCAAACGCCAGAAACTGGACGTCGTGCTCGCCGCAGAGCTTCTTCACTTCCGCCGCTACAAACGTCTTGTCGATCACCGCTCCGGGGACGGCCTCAATCAGTCCCTTTGCGACCCATTGGTCATACGGTGCATTGTCGCGTTTCGACCGATCCTCGAGGCCGTCTTTCGTGGTCCAGTACCAGGTCTTGGACCAAAGCTTTCCGTCTTGACCGAGCCAAGTCGCGGTCAGCGCCGTCAGGTCGTTTTTCTTCGATAGGTCGAGCGATAGCCAGCACGGCCTGCCCTTCAGCTTCGCGGGATCGACCGGCCCTTGGACGGCCGCCCATGCCTCTTCTGCAATCCAGAACTCGACGGACCCTATCGGGATTCCGAAGTAGAGGCGCTTCACCGAAAGCGCCGTCGATAGCAGAACCTTGGCCGTCGCGACCTCGCCGCGGATATTCTCGACGGGGAAGGTCACCCCCAGCGCCGGTAACGCCTTCTGCCAGCACTTTTCATTTTCGAAGACCGTCTCGACGTCCTTCTTGTCGACGCGGGCGATGAAGGCGAACGCCTCGTCGTCCTGGACCTCGCCTTTCGCGACCTTCTGATAGAACTCCGAATATTGTGTCCCGACGATCTGCGTCGACGCCGGTGTATTGGTGCCCAGCATCATCAGCGCATCGCCCGGCATCTTGGCGATCGCCCGCTTCCATGTCTCGATCGGATCGGCCGACTTAAACTCGTGGATCTCGTCGGCCAGAACGAACACGGGCCGCGGCCCCGATATGTTTTCACCGTTTGCGAGTGACTGGAATTTTGAGCTCGTCTCCGGAAACTCGATCTTCCAAACGTTGTCCAGCGTCCCGCGCAGAACCACGGCCCCGCGGGCCTCGAGAGTGTCCGCCTCATCCCCGCCAGGGATCGGCGCCCTGCACATCGCCGCGGCGTCCTTGAACGGTACGTTCGCCTGGTCCTTGTCCCAAGCGATCGCGTAACCTTCGGCCCGCTGAATCCCGCGAAACCCTACGCAGTAGAGACCGGTCGCCGCCATGAACGGCGACTTGGCCTGCCCCTTTCCTGTCTCAAGCCAGCCGTGCCGGAATCTCAGCCGCCCGCTATCTCGATACCAACCGAACAGACTCCCGGCGGAAAACATCGTCCATTGCAGCAGATCGAAAGGCGGCAACGGCTCGCCCGGGACGACCTTCGCGCCGGCGGTGATCGAGAGGACAGCGGGGTAGAACTCGATAGCCTCAAGCGCCTTCTCTGGCCGCCAGACCAGCCCGCGCTTCGGCCCGTCTTTCAAGTCCCGCAGGTGCCGCTCCGCGGCGTGGCGTACCAGTTCTCCGGCTACGATCTTGCCATCGACCACCTCGCGCGCGAACGCAGTGGTCGGATCCTCACGACGCGACTGGCTTGAGATACTTGTCGGCCGCTCGTGGTGCTTTCTTCGATCGGTCAACTTTAGCGACCTTCCCGCGGCCAGACGGGTTGATGCCGAGCTTTTCCTCCAGCACCACGATCCGCTCGTCCGCTTGCCGCATCACTGTCCAGTGCGGATTGTATTGAGGCACTCGGCTGCGCTTAGCCTTCATCACAGGGCCTTTTTCGGCCACGTCTCTTGCCGCGCGCTGAAACACGATCCGCATCTCGACCAACCGCTGCATCGCGTGGCCGTTCGCTACCGCCAACGTGCCGGCCGTCTGCATTTCCCGGCTGATTATCCCCCACTGCTCATGGGCCGCAGCGAGATCAAATTCGTCGCTGTAAATCGACGACCAATCCGGCTCCGGAGGAGCACCTTCGCCACCCGCTACCAGGTTCACGATACCCCCAGCTCAGGATTTAGGTTCGAGTGCAAACGGAGGGTCCCCGCCGGTCTCCGAGCGAAGAGCCTCAGACTTTTTGCATACCCGGGGACCTGTTCCAGGGATGGTTTTCGTCAACTGGCCGGCCTGAAGCGTCATTGCCCTTCTCGTAGCCTCTGCGTTCGATGCTCTGCTCGATGGTGTCGTGGCATGGAGCACAGCGGCTTTCGAATGGACCGTCGAAGAATGTGCTTGGGTTTGCCTTACTGGCCTTGTCGACGTGGTGGCAGATGGTGGCTGCTGTTACTCGGCCTTCGCGCTCGCAGCGTTGGCATATCGGATGATCTGTTAGCTGCTGCCTTCGGGTGTTGCGCCATCGTGCTGTCTTGTAGAGCGCACGGTAGGCTTGGGCCTCGGCGCTGCGCTGATCTCTTCTCTCTCGCTTGAAGGCCGGCTGCTGCTCACGCACCATCTAAGCTGGATGCCAACGGTGTGAGAACCGGCCTCGCCTCCCATCAACAGTGGGATACCGAGTAAAGTTTTGCTCCAGCTTCAACAGGCCGTCGTCTGCTAGACCTGACGCATAGGCCGACACCTTTGCAACAGACAGACCAGTTACGGCGGCAATCTCGTGCGATGTTAGCGGGCCATGCCGCTGAACACTTTCGAGAACCTGGCTTTGCTGCTTCAGCGCCATCTACAAAAAGGGCGCTGCCTCAGGGGAGAGAGCAGCGCCTTTGAGTCTAGGGAGGAAACGTCCAAGAGAGGACAGTGATAGCCGTGGGGCTACCGCATACCCTATGACGAAAAAGCCCGCGCGAGGCGGGCCTTCATTGCAGTTTTGATTTGCACGACCGAGGGCGCTTGCGCCGGCTACGGCGGCGAGATTTTCTAAACCTACCACTGACATCTCTCGCTTGCGGAACAAAGCTGGTTTCAGCGAAGTCAGCTATGAAAAGCTGATTGGCCTCTCGCCTCGCCTTGTCAGCGAATTGCAACGCCAACCGAGCTTCTTGATCGCGCTTGGTCTGCTCGCGGCGCTCTTTTGCCCGACGATCCCACTCATCTCGCAAGGCTCGCTTGCAAACCTCTATCCTCCATCCGGGCACGCACACCCGACCGGCGCGGGTTCGCATGAGGCCAAACGCCATGACCATCTTTCGGCGTGACGGGCCATACGTAATTTTAGTAAGCAGCCAATGAACGAGAAAGTGTTCACGGTAAGTCAGGGCGACCAAATTGGACAGATGGTCGGGTCCGCCGAGGGATCGCGGAATGACATGATGCCATTCCACGTACTCCTCCAAGGAGCGAGACCTTGCACGAGTGATTATCTGGTCATGCCATGCCAGATATTTTTCAGAGCAGATTTTTGGCGAACTTACGAAAACGGTTCCGCCTGTTTTTGGCTGGACCGCTCTTTCCGAACCGGCGGCGGATGAAACCTGCACTGCCAATTCCACTCACTTATGGTGGAATGGTGCTACACGGTTTGCTTGCTCAACAATATACGTAGAACTACGCGCCCGCTTTCCCGGACGGGGCCTAGACCGGCGCGTTCGCCTTTTCTTTTCAAACCGACCGTTAGCGGCACGCGCCTGAATGCGGTTGTGGGCACCAGTGGCGTGCGCGAGCATCAGGTCAGCCACCTCCTTTTCAGAGACTCGGCCTGGTTTGCCGTTGTTCGTCAAAACGCGGTGAATTCCCTCGACGTGATTGATCGCTGACCAAGCATCATCGTCGATGCCGTTCAATGCTACCAGCACGTAATTCGGAATGATAGGATGTTCGGTCGTCCGCAGCCGGCCGCGAAATACATAGCCATGCACGAACGTCGGCAGGCACGCGCCGCGGTCCAACGCCTCAATGCCGCTTCGCACCTTC